CATTGGCAAACACGTTGTACGAACCCGGCGTTGCATGACCGCCCGAGATCGTCAAGATGACGGTATCGTTTGCGCTGATGAGGTTGTTGTTCAGTGTGAACGTGGCGTTCGTGGCGGTCGTCAGCGATGCGGCGTTCATGGTGATGACGCCAGCCGACTTGTTCAGCGTGACGGCGGTGGACTTGCTGGTCGCCTGGGTCACGGTGCCCTGCGCAGCGGCGGTGTAGCCGAGCTGGTTATCACTGAGCAGAAAATCCGCTCCAACGATATCTTGATCCGAGTACGCTACGCCAATCGGCTTTGTGTTAGACATGTTATGACCCCAGCCAGCTAGTAGATGTTCCGGCGGAAGCGTACCCTTTTGCGCGGCCAGTGTCAACGCGCCCTTCGCGTGCCTCGCGGTGGCCGACCGGGAACGCAAACGTTACCGCGATGGCGTCGGCGGCGTCGGGGGAGGCCAGCCCGCGCGACTTCATGTCCTTCTTGCTTTCGAGGAACAGCGCACCCTTGCTGTCGGGCTTGGTCATAGGCCCGATGAGGTCCGACTTCAGCATCCGTTCGTTGGGGACGGACGCGCTCTTGAGCCACTCGCGCATGGCGCCCCACATCTCGGCGCGCTTGTTGCCCCACATCATGGGCTTGGACGCCTTGTTGCCGAAGTTGACGCCGCGGATCTTGTACCGCTGCTCCTTGAGCCGATCGACGATGCCCGCCCCCAGCCCGCCTTCGTCGATGACGACCATTGCGGGGCTGTAATCTTCGATCGCTTCGATCACGTAGCCGACGACTTCCATCGTGTCGGCGCCGCGGTGCCGGCGTAGCTCGACGATGTCGCGGCCCTGCCGCACGGCGATGACGGTGGCGTCGCTGCCAAACCGTGCCGGGTCCACGCCGATGACGATGGGCGCGCTGTCGTCCTTGTGTTTGGGCCGTTTCATGGCGTCATCGACGTAGCTGTTGGGGATGAACTGGTCATCGCCGGCGTTGGGGAACTGACCGTAGACCTCAACATGCGCCTGAGCCGAATCCGCGCCATATTCGTCAATAATCTGCTGATAGACCGCCTTGTCGGTGCCCTCGACGTCGCGCGCATCGACGATCTTGGTGCTCCAAAAGTCCCGTTTTGCGTTGAAACACTCGTAAAAGTACCCCGAGTTGCGCCGGGGGTTGGAAAATGCCAGCCAGAAGCGATTTGGCGTGTTTTCGGTGAAAAACCCCGCCGACACCGACCAGATGCTATCGGGGATACCGCTGGATTCGTCCAGCACCAGCATGACGCCGTCGTAGTTGTGGACGCCCGCGTACGCGTCGGGGTTTTCTTCGGACCACAGCCGGCCTTCGATGGCCCAGTAGCGGGTGCCTTTCTTGAGGTCGCGCTCGACTAGCTCGGTCAGCCACTTGGCGGGCATGATCCGCGTCGCGGCGACCTCGTACCAGTGGCTGTGGATCGACATCGCCAGCCACTTGGTAATCTCGGCCCATGTTACCGACCGAAGCTGCGCTTCCGAGTTGGCCGACACGATGGTGGTTGACCCGATGCGCGTCGAGATCATCCAGATGACCAGCCAACTGACCAGCGCCGACTTGCCGATACCGCGGCCAGAGGAGGTCGCCATGCGAAACGTGTCAAAGTCAACCTTGCCGTCGTTGTCCTTGATGTGCCGCGTGAGGTCTTGCAGCACCTCGCGCTGCCATTTGCGCGGCCCAGGGTGATGCTCGAGCGGCGTCCCCTTTTCGCCCCACGGGAACACATACAGCACAAACTTGAGCGGGTCGTTGGCGAGCGCCGGCGACCACAGCCGCGCCATGAGTTCCATCTCGCCCGATGCGTCGTAGATCGGCTGCTGCATTACTTTTTCTTAGCGGTCTTGGCGCTGTCCTTGAAGTCCTTGGCGCTGGGCGCACCCTTAGCGCCTGGCGCGCGCATCTTCTCGCCAGACCCGGCGGCGATGCGTTCGCGCTTGGCGTTGATGTTGGCGTACAGTCCTTTGGGCTTGGTCATGAGCATTTCCATCGCTTGAGAGACGCCGCTTTGCGGGTCGGCTGACCCTTGTCGTCCTTCATCGGCCCCGGCATTCCCGACATGCGCGCGCAGAAGCTCGCCTTGCGGCCCTTGTCGGCGTCGGTCTTGGGGCTGGGCGCCGGCGCCTTGAGGTTCGACCCGGTGGCGGCGTTGTACTTCTCGCGCCCTTTGGCCGTCAGCCCTGCGCCTTTCGACGCGGGGAGCTTCTCGCCGCGTCCTACGGACAGCGACACGGACTTCCCTTTACCCGCCATTGCTCTGATCCTCTACCAAGGCCACTTCGTCGTACAGCCCCTCTATAACACGCGTGCGTGCTTTTTCCAGCGCGGCGGTGATGCTGATCTGCTGGTCGATGCTGACGTCGATCTGCTGCTTTGCCACCCAGCCGTGCTGGTGCTTGAGAATCTCCAGCGCCGCCTTGGCGTCGCCAGACGCCGCAGCGTCGTGCAGCGTCTTGCCGGCGCTGTACTCGCCGTCCGCGCGGCCCTTCATTTCGGCCATCTCGACCAGCGGGTCAAACTCCGCCAAGCGCCGGAACTGCGCCGGGGTCAAGCCGACACGCATGGCGAGGGCGTCGCCCTTGAGGCCGTACCGCGCCGCTTCGTAGATTGCTTCCAGCCGCGCCTCAGTTGCCGCGATGCGCTCAGGCGCGAACGGTATGGAGTAGAAGCTCATGGCGGTAGAATACCTGCCTTGATAACGTTTTGCAAAAAATAAATTTTAAAAAATTTCTGTAAAAAATTTTGCTTGCGGACCCTCTGTCACCGTCACCGCGGCCCGTCGGCCCCCACCCCCCCGTCTGCGGAAAGCCGCCAGCCGCCTCGATCCGCGCCACGCCAGACGCCATGTGCCATATGCCAAGCGCCAGGGAAGCGCCGCACCACGCAATGCCAGCTTGAAGCGGGCTCGATCACGCCATTTGACCTTGGGCAGTTTAGGTAATCTGAAACGTGGTCAGCATTGCTGCACGGATTGGTGGGCAGTTTAGGCAACGCGTTTGCAAGTCCATTATCGGTTTGCGTTTGCGCTGCCTAATCCGCCCATGCGCGGGGGCGCTGCCAAGCTTTGGGCTGGTAGGTCATTTAGGCGGTTTAGGTTGCTGTTTTCAGTCGCACCGAGACGCGAGCGGCGGCGGCCACACTGACCCCATATCCCGCTATAACTATATATTATACTACTACTCTCTCTCTAATTAAAAACATAAACATATACCTAAACAGCCTAACAGTCCCCAAAACCCTAGGCTTTGCTGGCTTCCGTGGTAGGCGCGCCAACCGCAATCGAAACCATAAAAACGCCTAAACAGCCTAACATTCCGGCCCTACCATAACTTTTGCTTATGATGCACTTTTTCTGTCAAAAACATATTGACAGCCGTTTGCCGGTATGAGAGGGTAAATCATCGAGAACGGCTCATCCGATTGCCTAACTCGACCTAACTTTTTTGGAGGTTAACATGGACAAATTCGGCATTCTCGTTTTACTTCGCGCGGCAATTGATGCTGACCGCGCATGGCAGGCAGCGCTTGATGCCGCGGGCGTCTACCGCTACTCGGCTGAATCGTCACTTGGCGACTTTGCGCAGATGTTCGCGGCCAAGGTATCAACCTTTGAAGCGTACAGCCGCGCGTACCGGGCTGCGGCATGATTGCCGACGCTCCCTACATCCTCGCGCCGCTCTGGCTCGCCTTAATGGCCCTCGGTTTTTACCTTCTGCGCGACCGTTAACTGGAGAATAAGCCATGACTATCTATAACGTCGAAAAGCGCGGCGCTGGCCGCGCGATCCTGCACTTTGCTATGGGTTCCGAATGGGTCCACCGCGAAGGCCGCAAATGGGTGATGCAATCCCGCTATTACGGCAACCGCACTTTCCCGCGCCTCCCCCGCGAAGGCGATGAAATTTGACGCTTCAAAACAGGGGCGGACACGCGCCGCCCCTCATTTGAAATGCCAAGCACAACACACGAAAGGGAACTACCGTGACCAAAACCGAACGCACAGCCATCATCGCCCGCATCGACGCCACCACCAGCTACGATGCAGCCACGGTGATCATCCACCGCAACGGTACGATCAGCGCCAAGTTGGACGCCAATAAGACCTGCAACGGCCCGCACAACACGTTCCTGCTGATCGGGCACGTTGACGATTTGCAGCTTTGACACGTCAAAACAGGGGCGGACACGCGCCGCCCCTTATTTGAACTGCCAAGCA